AAGGATTGGTTCTCTCACCTTATGGGAATGGGACACCGACACGATACTTGCACATCACCAAATACTTCTCAAAATCTTGTAACTGGTAATGAGAACAGATTTTGTGATATGCTCCGTGCTAAATGTTGGGAAACCCTTGACTATTCTTGTGGTCCTGAAGGAAAATTCTGGGAGGAGAAATGAGTAGATTTACTGAAAACCCCGATGAGATTGTGCTGAAAGATGTGGAAATGTTTCATCTTGAAAGTATGAATGAACGCACATTGTGGATTGGAGTTTATGGTAAAGATGGTAAAATCTATCACTTGAATATTTCTGCAGATGGTGATAAACTGAGATACTATTGGAGTAATGAAACGCCGTGAGATTTGAAAACCCAACAAAATGGGAACTTTTCCTTGATGGTTTCCGTAATGTCCTGTATATTCTTGACTGTTATGAGACCGTGGAGCATTTTCCTGATGACTTCTGGGAGTCTCTCAGTTGGGGGTTTATGCAGATGGAGATTTTTCCATACGACGATCCATACAATAAAACCTTAAGTAAGCAACGAAAAATGCTATATGGAATTAGAGACTAAATAATAATACCTGTAAGTCGCATTATAGGTGGAGGAGGTGCTTTCGGGCACCTTTTCTTGTATAAATAATATTGCGACTTACAGAGTAGAGATGGTAAATCCTAACAGGTTTTATACCTATACTTATTTGCGTGAGGATGGAACTCCTTATTACATAGGTAAAGGTAATGGAAGAAGATTATATAAAAAAGGTAAAGGTGAAGTTGGAAAACCAATAGATAAATCCAGAATAATCTTTCTTAAACAAAATATAAGTGAAGAAGAAGCAATAAAACACGAAATTTATATGATTGCTGTTTTTGGTAGGAAAGATTTGGGAACTGGTATTCTTCGCAATAAAACTGATGGTGGAGATGGAGTAAGTGGATATAAACCTGATGAAGAGATATGTCTTTCAATAAGTAAAAGGATGAAAGGCAATAAATTTGCTAAAGGATATAAACATTCTTTAGAATCAAAAGAAAAGATAAGTAGAGCAAATAAAGGAAGAATTTATGCAGAAGAAAGAAATAAAAAAATTTCACTATCAAGAACAGGACATATCGTTAGTGAAGAAACCAAGAAAAAACTAAGAGAACATAATATAAAGTATGTGTATGAAATAACAAGTCCAGAAGGTGAGATTTATACTACGGATAATCTCAACCATTTTTGCAAATTGAATGGACTTGATACTGCTGCTATGCAAAGAGTTTGTTCTGGAAAACAGAAATCTCATACACCAAAGAGAAAAGATAGAGTTCCTAACACTATTGGATGGACGGTTTGCATACTGGAACAATTAACTTGATTTTTGACTTGAAATTTGTTATGATGTAAATAACTAAAACTTCCAGATGAAAAACTTTCTACTCACCGTATGGTATAAGTACAAAGATTGGAGATGGGAACGCAAGTGCATCAAATACTTTGGGGCAAAACCAGAAAGAATTATTGTATCGGCAGAAGCATATGATGAACTTGTGCGAAGAATCAATCAACCACCAGATCCTGCTGTTGTTGAAAGAATTAAAGAACTTATGAATCGTAAAGCACCTTGGGAAGAATGACTGAGAAATCTAAAATCTTCTACAATATCTGGTGTTGTGCTTATCAACGACGATGGATGTATAAAGGAACGCCGCGAGAAGAAAGAGAGCATAGTACAATCCGTATGTGCCTAGATATGAAAGATGTGAAGTTCTATAAGTTTGATACGGAGAAACCTCATTATGTTTAGCAGACAACTCAAAGGAACAGCAAAAAAGAAAACCACTATGAATTGGTGGGAGTATTGGATTGAGCACTGTTGGATGACAGGTTGGCAGACTATTGGGATGTCTTTTCGTAATTGGAGAGACTTGATGACAGGCAACTATAAAGATTATGCTCTGATGTTCTATGATGATCCTTATGAGAAATGTTACAGTTCTTTCTGGGCATATTTGGGTGATGATGATGTATTACCTAAAGAGTTTCTTGAAGGTTTGATGGAGCTGGCAAATCGTATTGAACGTGGTGAAGAAAAAGTATATCCAATTGATGAAGTTATGGGTAGAGTGAAAGAACTTGTGAAGGATATTGAAGTAGACCTTAACGAAAAGTTGGAGGAAGACTAATGGGAATGTACGATGAAATTCGTTCTTCGTATGATTTGGGAGAACAATTCACAAATGTAGAAATGCAAACCAAAGGTCTTGCTTGTGCAATGTGTCGTTATTGGATTTCCCCCGATGGTTATTTGTATGAGTTAACTTATAGAGAAACTCACGACTTTGTGGAAATTGGAGAAGATGATGAACGATACGATCCGAAAAAGTTATTCTTGAATTTTGAGTGGATACCTACAGGTAAACACGGTAAAGTGGAACCGCGTTATGTGACTGATTATGTTGAGGTTTATCCTTCTACTTGGAATGGTGATTGGTATCAATGGCCCCGATTAAAATTACACTTCAAACTGGGAAAACTACAAGACTATGAAGACATCACAGGACAACGCGGAACTATTCCCTTATGAGTCTTTTGGGGTAAGATTAGAGCATATAAATGAAAAAAGAATCTGCTGGTTCAAGGACGATTATGAGTTGCAAAAATACTCAGAAAGGTATAAACTGGATAAGAGAACTATTAGGATTGACTACCGCGATGGAGAACCCACTGACACCAGTAAAAAACGTAAGAGAAGTGTGGAACAAAAACCTGAACCAAAAAGTAAAAGAAGTTCTGGTACAAGTAAAGAACGAATCACCCGCGTGGATTCCACTCGAAACACTTCTAGCACTACAAAACGCAAAAAATGAACGAACAGACCAAACTCATTCTAGCACTTCAACAAATTGATAATCTTACAAGTCTTCTGGAAGGTAATCAATATCAAGACTTTTTATACAGCAAATTAATCTCCACGCGAATTGAACTACAAAGGCAATTAAATCATTATGGAACGACAACTTATTGACGACGCATTTTATGTGGAAGAAAAAAAGTATGGACTGTGGCAATCTCACTATCCTGATGGTAAGGGTATTATCACATCACTGACTGAAGAAGAATGTATTCGTAGCACTCGTTGGTATTTGAAGGCAAAGCAAGAAGGATTTGTTGAAACGCAAACATATGACTCTTTTGTAGCAGGCAAACTCTAAATATCAAAAGATGCCCTAACTCTAAGAGATGGAAAACTTTAGAGCAGGAAACAATGTGAAGTTTATTGGTTGCTCCAAAGAACAAATACAATCGGGGAATAATTCAGATCCCACAGGCATTTTAATTGTGGGTGATAAGTATTATGTGGAACACGTAGAAGTACACTCATATCATACAAAATTGACACTTCGCGGTGTTTCTGGTAAATTTAATGCAGTTTGTTTTGAAAAGTATGACAACAAGAAATTTTGCTGATAAGAATGGTAATAGTTGGACCTGGGAAGAAACTCCCGAAACAATTGAAGCACTTAAACAACTACACAATACTGTGAAACGAGTAAATGAAAATAAGACTAACACCGAACCAGCAAATGTGGGCTAATGTGTTTCGATGTGCGGTAGAACGTTCTAATCTTTACTTTGCTGATAATGACCTAGAACGACACGCACGAGAACACACAACTGTAGTATTATCCCTTCAAAAGGGGGAAGAATTTTGGAAAGAACTTCTGTAAATTATCCTTATCACGTTTTTGATGAAACAACTCCTTGGAATTCTTGGATAGAATATTGTGAAATATGTCATCAATTAGACGTTCCAGGTCAACCTTCTCTGGGACGTTATATGGCATTTAGACGTTATTTGAAATCTGTTGGGTTAATATAATGATTCGTAAATTTATTAAGTGGTTTATTGCACCTTCACAAAAACCTATTGCAGAGGATATAGATGTTTATTCTAAATTGATGGAATTGCAAAAACGTATTGAAGTTCTTGAGTCGGAAAGTATTGAGAACAGTAATTGTTTCTATGAACTTTCTAATTCTATTGATGCTGTTGATGCTCGCATAGATATTTTAACTTTGGAAACTTGGAATAAATAATAAGTGCCTGAGTTGGTGGTTCTTTTCAGGTTGGGATAAAGCACCTTTGGGTGCTTTTCCTGTATAAATAGTCTTAACCACCAACTTAAGAGCAGAAATGAAAGGAGTAATTTATTGCTACCATTGTATTCCTACAGGTAAAAAGTACATTGGTCAAACAAAATACGAAATAAGAAGAAAAGAATATCATCGCTATATATCCAGCAAGGGATGTAAGAGAAAATTTTACAATGCAGTAAGAAAGTATGGGTGGGAAAATTTCATTTACGGTATAATTGAAGAATGTGAAATTGAATTGCTAACACAAAAAGAAATTTCTTATATAAAAGAATTCAATACTTTTGAGTATGGATATAATAGTACATTGGGTGGAGATGGTAAATTAGGATGGAAACATAGTGAAAAGACTAAAGAAAAAATTAGAAAATCTAATCTTGGTAAAAAACGCTCTCCAGAACAAAGACAATTATTAAGTGATATACATAAAAATAAACCATTGAGTGAAGAAAATAAGAAAAACATAAGTAAAGCATTAAAAGAAATTGGACACTTACCACCATCACATAAAAATACAAAGTGGTGGAATAATAGACAAACAAATAAAAGAAGTGTAGAATGTCCAGGAGAAGGTTGGATTTTTGGAAGATTACCTTTAGGACCTTATCTTAATAGAAGAAATGTACGAAGAACTTGACTCATTTGAACGCGCACTTGCACACTTCGGAACTAGAGTTGAGATCATTATTGCACTTGAAATGGGGGGTAAGTTAGATGCTGACACTGCTTATAAAAATATTAAAATGGAACTCAAAGAACTCAAAAAAGTTCGTAAAAAACACAACAAGGAAATGCAGTAAATGTGAAGAAGAAAAACCACTTGACAAGGAGAACTTTCAAGTGGTAAAATTGTTTCGTAGTGGATTCTCCTACTACTGCCTAGAGTGTTCTAAACCTAAACCCAGAGATTGATTATGGACTACAAAAAGTATTCACTTGAAAATCTTGAGAAGTGGATTGAGGATGCGATTAATAGCAGTGAAGCATCGCCGCAGGAGATTTATGATGTCATCAAAAATGTAGTGAGTGAAAACTATTATTGCTATAAAAATCATACTGAAAGGTGTTATGAACTTCTTGCACTACTGAATGGTAACGGTAAAGGTCATTTGAGTTGTGATGAAGATGATAAGTCTCCCGAGTATCAAAAATCTTGGAACGACTTCTGGGAAGAAATTAGTTCTTCTGAAGAAAGTTCCCAATACACTGAAGAAGAATTGAACGCAATGTGCGACAAGGCAGCATTGGATGAAGAAAAAGAAAAGTGCCGCGAATATAATCTGCGTGAAGCAGAGTATTATGATAAACGTGCAGAACTTGATCTTAAACAAGATAAGGTAGTTAAGTGGCAACTCCCTATTGAAATTGATGGTATCAGCGGAGAATATTATATTCAGTTTCCTGATGATTTGATGGAGGCAGCGGGTATTAAGGAAGATGATTTGGTAGAATGGATTGATCGTAAAGATGGTAGTTTTGAATTGAGGAAAGTAAATGTTAAGTAAAGCAACACTGGATCATCTGTTAGAGGCAGAGAGTCATCTACGGGCAGCGATTAAGTCTGCTTCTACCAATGAAAAACCATTGGTTGTCAAACAACTCTCACAACTTCTACTTGATATGGAGCAGTGTAAAAAAATGGAAGAATTGCTGGATATGTTAGATGGTCGTAAACCTGGGAGTAGTGGATCTTTTGGATCATTTTTCAACGATTAAGTTTTGTTAACACACTCTAAAGACATTATTAAGAAACCGCACAAATTCCTTAAATAATGTTAGGATTTGAACACAAACACGGGAGCAAGAGAGTATGACTCTTTCATCAGGAAAATCAAAAGAACTTACAAATGAGGAGTGGCAAGAACTTGATGTTCTCCGTAAGGCAATAAATGATAATCCTGCATCAGTTCATCCAGAGAAACAAGAAAGATTTACTGAATTGTTCGTTAGGTCATTGTCTTATGTTGGAAGTCATACCTAAATAATAGTGCCTTAACTGACCGCAATCTGTAAGGTTGGAGGAGAGAAATCTCCTCCTTTGTCATAAATACTAAAAGAGTGTTTAATGTATTCAAATGCTAGATGAGGGAAGAAAGAGAGATGCTGCTGCAAATGCTGTTCTAGCATTATCATTTGCAGCAAATGCAGCACAATCACCACAATCACTAGTTTCATCAGGTAAAGTTGAAGCACCTGGAGTTGTGGGTATGCAAAGATTGATGGACTCTCGTAAAAAAAGAAAGAATTTAGATTTGCAAACAATTTCTCATTCAGCAAGAAATAAGACTTTTAGAGAATTTATAGAAGAAGCATATTTGATTGAAGCAAAACAACAATCCTTTTCAAGTCGGGCAGAACTAGAAAAGCATCACGGCGGAATTCCTAAAGGAATGTATGCAAATAATGCTGGAAGTACTGAAAATCCAAAGTGGAGATTAAAACCAAAATCAGGTGGTGCTCAAGAAAGAAAAGCAAGAGCAGAGAGGATTGCAAGTTTGAGTTCTGCCGAAGAAAGATCATCCGCAAATAAGAAAAAAAGAAAATTGCAAAAAGGTGGTTTAGAAGCACATCACATTACTCCAACACATTACTCTGCAAAGATTAAGTCATCTATGACTGATGCTGAGTGGGAAGCAAGAAAGAAGAGAGATGCTGCAAGTGGAATCTATCACGGACATCATCCTAAGAATCTGATGGGTGCCGTAACAGATAGAACACCAGAAAGTAGAAGTAGAAGAGGAATTAGACACCGAGCAGGTGGAGCACACGAACTTGAAGGGAAGACAAAAGACATCGCACACGTTGGGCACAAAGGATTACTTGCAGCAGCACATAAACAGAGACTGAGAAAAGAAAAAGGAAATAAATAAAAGAAAACCTATAAGTATATGAAGACCTTCAAAGAATTCTTAGAGGAAGCATACCTCTTTGAAATGCGTAAAGAGGATAAAGTGAAGGGAGAAAAGAAGACTCCCCTTTACTCAATCACTAAAACAGCAAGAGTTGAAAGGCAACCCGAAGGTAGTGATAGTAAGTGGAAAGTTAAGAAGTCTGAGAATAAATCATTATCGCCAAGAGCAGCAACTGGTAGAATGAAGCAGGGGATGATTGATAAAGAAACTCAACCATATGCTACTAGAATGCACGGTGCTGCTAGACACGCACAAGGTGGTGGTGGTTCTGGAGCAGCAGCACCAGGTAGATTGAGAGGTGTTGGGAAACTAGAAAAGCAGAAAATGGAGAAAACTCCAGAAGGTGAAAGAGTAAGACCATTTAGTGCTGGTCCATCACCCGCACAAAAAGTTGCATTAAAGAGAGCACAAAGATCACGTTCAACTGGTGGTGGCAGATGAAAACATTTCAAGAGTTTATTTACGAATGTTATGAACTTGAAGAAAGTTCAGGTGGTGAAAGAAGTGGTAGAAGAACTAGAGGTAAGGTAACACTGTCTCGTGGTCGTGGTGCCGATATGGATAGAAAGGAAAGAACTACTGCTGCAGTCGCAAAGAAAGCAGGTCTCAAAGGAACTGGTAAATATTCAACTAAAGACTTGAGAACAAAGCATAAGGATTATACAACTTATGATAGTGAAGATGAGTTAGATGATATTGGAAGCACAGAGCAAGACCATTTCATCCGCACTCATTCT